TCAAGAGTATTGATGAGTTCGTTTATACAAGCTATACGGTTGTATGCTTGTTCTCTAACTTCGTAATCTGTTTGGTTAGAGTTAATAATAGTTTGTAAATGGTTATCTGTTATTTCTTTGATGACTTCTTGGAAATACTTGTCATTTAAAAAATTAGCTATTGCTTGGGTTCTATCAGACATTCATATCGCCTTTAACTTTAGACAATGTTTCCATGATAAGTTTAGTTTGGTCAGTACGAGTTTTTTCTGCATTGTTTTGAGCATCTGCTTGCATCTTCATTTCTTGCATTTGTAACTCAAGTTGCTTACGAGCATTTTCTAATTGCATTTGTTCACGTTCTAACTCTAGTTTAGCCATTGCTGTTCTAGATGCTAAGTCAGCTTTCTCACGCTCTACTTGAGCTAAGATTTCTGTAGCTTGTACTGTTGGGTCTTGTTTAGGTTGATCTGCCTGTGCTAATTGTTGTGCTTGTTCTGGTGTAATGTCATTCATAAATGCTGTAGCATCTTTAAAGCCTGCCATGTGAACAAACTTAGCTAATGTATCTCTGTATTGCTTGATAGATACAAGTGGATTAGATAAGCCATAACCTTGAATAATTTGTTCTTGTTTAGCTAAAATCATTTGCATAGTAGCAAGTTGTTCTTGACGTGAGCCAGTACCTAAACCTACATTGATAGTTACATTATAATTTGTATCCCATTCTCTAGGGTCAAAAGGTATGTATTCATTGTTAAGTTTAAGCACACGAGCTTTATCTTGATACTTGCATAGTAACTGTAAGATACCTTTGAAAAGGCTCTTAACACCTGTTTCTGCAAAGATACGAGCTATTAATTCTAGCTTACCATTACTGGCTGCACTCATAGTAGCAACTGCAGTAGCAGTAACGTTCTGTAATACATCTGCACTTAACCCTTGTTGAGCATCACTTACACCTGTGCGTTTAGCTTGCACTTGGTCTAGGTATTCAAGCATGGGGAATGATTGTGCTGCATTAGATTGAACTGTCATAGGTACGATAGCATTAGGATTCTTAATTCGAACCACTCCGCCTGCTGTAGACGTTAGTAAATCATCTAAATTGACCTGTCCTTCTACTGCACCAATACGATAGTTATTAGTTAAATACATATTGTCTAGCATTTGTCTAACTACTGTAGACTTAATAAGCTGCAAGTCCATTGCTCGGTCTGCTAAAGACTGACCATAAAACTTGTGCGGGATAGGAATAGGACAAATAGAGTGAAAAGGAACATAGTCACATTCCATATCCTCTAATATTTCATTAGAGGCATACACAATACGTCTTAATTCTGCTATACCATCTTCGTTGTAATCTACTTTAATGTAACACTCAAAGACTTCTATAACTTCCATAGATTCATCTTGTGTAGCATTAGTAATAGGTTGTTCACCACGACTAAAACGAGCAATCTTATCTGGAGTAAAGTTTAAAGTATCGCCTGTGTCTAAAGTTTCTACTATATCTTTATCAAAACCTATAGCAATTAACTCTGAACGAGTCATTAAACGTCTATGAGCTACAAATGGTGAATCTTGTATAGTCTTTGCACGTTTAGATATTAAGAATTCTTCTGGTGGTACGTTTTCTATTAAGACCTTGCCATTATTAACAGTCTTTTTAACTTTAACATTATGTGTTGTGTTAGTTTGCGTTATATACATACCAGTCATAGGGTCTATTGCTGGCATTCCTGTCATTGGGTCTATAACTTCTACAGAGTTTGCTATAGTTTCCTGACTAATGACTTCAAGTTCTTCATCTTGCATAAGCATAAGGAGGTCATCATCAGATAAGTTCTCATACTTTTCTTTAGTAACGTCTTTCTTGTCATCCCAGTAGGCTTTAACTACACCTGTCTTTTGTAGGAGTGCGTCTTTAAACCAATTATGTAAGATAAGAAAGCCATCATTATCTTTATAGAATACCCAGTTACAATATTCTGTAGCTTGTTCAGCAAGTTTTTCATCACCTTCATTAACAGGTTGAAACTCTACGACTGCATCGCTAGAAGTAAATACACGAATAAGTTGCGGTAATGCACCATCCACTACTTCTGCAACTTCGCCTGTAACTATCTGACTCTTGCCTTCTACTTCATTACCATAAGGTTCACGAAGATAGTATTCGAGTGCTGTAGTTCTTTCATCTGTGGTGTCTGTTTCTAAGAAACCTAGCGAATCATCAATTTCTGCTTCAATGATGCTTTTTAATTTGTTTGAATCAATCATTAAACTATCCAAGAGTTATTAATTTTTAAGGGTTGTCCCCAAGTAGAATCAGTTTCATCTAAACCTACAGCTAAGTATCTAAAAGAGTCACTAGCGTGTGAACACCAGTCATGCACAGGAGTATCAAAAAACACATTACGTTTTTCATCGTAAGTTCGTCTATAATTTCTTAGTGCATTTAATCCTTGCTTAACTTCTTTGTCAAACCAGCAACGAGGTAACATCCTACGGACTGCTTGTATGCCATCGGCAATAGGTAATTTTTTTACTACTGTAATTTCTAATCCTGCATCCTGTAACATTTCTTTACGAGATTTACCTGTGCCTAATTCTCTTACTTCTACGTCATGCGGAAGTAATTGAACCGCATCAGTCCATCCATTATCACGAAGCCAAGTAACATAAGTATCTAGTCCTTGAGAATGATTCTCATAAAAGTCTACAAGCCTTATCTCTTTACCTACTACTTGAGCTACCCATATTGCTGTTGAGTCAGATATACCTAAGTCCCAAGCACAATATGTTTTAGATAATGTTTCATTAGGTATCGTTGTTATTTGGTTTTTTTCTTCTAGCTCATTTATAATCTTGCCATAATATGAACCTTCTACTGCTGCGTTGAAACTACATTCAAATTCTTGTTGGTACTTGTCATCACCCATTTCATTTTTTGCAGAAGCTAATTCTTTAGCATCGAGTAACTTAGTATCACTAGCTTTAAATTCAAGTAATGCCCAACTATCTTGATGAGCTTCTGCTCTATCTCGAAAGTCTTTAAAATGATTATTGCCTTTAGGAGTGCCTATAAACATACACCAACCTAAGCGATCAGCTAAAGCAGGTCTAACTACGCTATGCCATATACTAGGGTTAATATCACCAACTTCATCAATAACACATCCGTCCATATATATGCCACGAAGTGAATCAGGGCTATCAGCTCCGTATAAAGATATACGTCTGCCCATAAAGTCTACTCTTAATTCAGATATATTGACTACAGCGTTTAATGGTCTTGTATATTGAAGTAATATGTCCCATGCAACTCTTTTTGCTTGAGAGTAAGTAGGAGCAATGTAAGCAAATCTAGGTTGTAATTTATCACAAATTAATGCTGAATGAATAAGCTGGTTAATAGCACCAACAGTTTTACCCATTCGTCTATGTGCCACTACTACATTAAATCTATTTTCTTTTACTGCTTTATGTATTAGTTTTTGCGGCTCTCTTGGATTGTATCCTGTTTTAATCATCTATACCTGTAACAACTTTTACAGTAATAGCCTGACCTTCAGCTCCTGTTACTTCATGTGCTGTTGTTTCTTTCCATCTAGCTCTAGTTTTTAACCAGAATATAGCTGCTGAAGTATTGCCATCTTTAGCTTGTTTAAATAAAGTTTGGGCTATAGAAGCATTGGCATCTATACGACCATCATCTAATTCTTTTTTATAGTATTTAACTAATGTATCTGAGCTAATATTGAGTTTACTAGCTATATCTTCATAGGTAACACCTACTGCTGCAAGTGTTTTAACTAGATTCTTATCTGTTTCATTAGGGTTATGCTCTATACCTTGCATTTTGAACCCTTTATAACTCCGAAAGTAACCATTTTATATGCAACTCCATTACGGGTCGTTGCCTCCTAATTATTAAATTACCACTTAACTTTGTTTGCCCAGTAAGCTGCTGACATTTTACCTTTGGCTATGTTTTTAGAGTGTTAATGTTGGCATAAAGTCTAGTCTTAGTAGCCACTTTTCATACCTTTTTTTGCAGGTTTAGCAACTACTTTCTTACCTGACTTCTTAGCATAAGATTTAGCTTCTTTCTTACCTTTTTCTGTGTAAGCAAATTTCATTTTTCCGACCATAGGCATGATAATTTATCCTTTTTGTTGTTTTAGTGGTTATGTTTCTTATTGTCTTGGTAAAGAATTATAGTAATTGCGTATCATATCTTCTTGAGGCGGCATTGTCATCATTTCTCTATTATAGACTTCTTGAGGATTGAAAGCATTATCATACGCTTGATTACCAAGAATTTGTCTTAAAAAAGATTCTATGCCTGTGCCATTATATTGTGGAGGTGAATTGTTTGCACTTAAACCACCAGCATTAGGAGGCAAATTAGTCATAGTAGGATTGTAATTTGGCATTTGAGGAGTTACTGGCATTCCCATTCTTAGCATTTGCTTTTCATAATTGCTAAGTTGAGGTTGATTTGGGGATAATAATCCAGGCATAATAAAATTCCTTATTTTTTCTTAGAAGGTTTTTTAGATATAGATAAAGCAATAGCGACAGCTTGTTTAGGATTGGTAACTTTCTTTGATGATTTACCCATATTAAGTTCACCTTTGCCAAATTCTTTCATAACTTTTTTAACTTTTGCAGATGATTTAGATTTCATTTGAATTCCTAGAGTATAAATTTTGGACGAGCTTTTCCCACTTGTGTAAATTACCATAAAGCTATTAATAAGTCAAGCGATTCGTTGTGATATTAACAATAAAATAGCTTTCATTGCCAATTCTAACTTAAATTCATATGCGTAAGGCTTTTTAGTATGCAAATATTTATGAAAAATTGCATCTTGTTCTTCTTTAGGCAAACTAATAATAACTGCATGAAGTGTTCTTACATTGTTTAAATCTTGTATTTCGCACATATCAGAGAGAGAAGTATACGCCCCTCCAGAGTATAATCCAGAAGACTTTGTTGGAAAACCTAATTTATGGTCATCAACAACCATCCATTTTTTCCAATCATCTAGCATATTAAGAAGTCTATCAATGTGCATAATTACCTTACATCAATATACTTATGGGTTTGAACACTTATCCTCCAATTGTTTAAAGTTGCTTGCTGAATACATACTTGCGTTGCTTTTTTATTTTGACTTAATGGTTGTAACCATATATCTTGATTTGCTATATCTATATCAAGCTCTTTAAATAAATTTATTAATAAATCTACATCCTTTTCTTTTCCAACTGGATGTTTAATTTCATCTGCTTTTAAAATACAGCTTTTTAATACTTTAAAGCCGCCATCCATATTAATTTTAGGGCTTACTGTAATCCAAGTTCTAGTATCTGCTTTAATCTCATGGGTGCCAGAAGTTTCAATTTGAACAGCATAACCATAATTTAATAGTTCAGTAGTTAATTCAGTTAAGTCATATAAGCATGGCTCACCACCTGTTAAAACTATATGGGTTGCTTTATATTGTTTTAAAGCATTAATTATTTCATCAGTACTAAAGCTTGCGTAATCTTCACTATCACTATTTTTTAAAAAAATAATTTCAGATGATACTTTCTTTTCTTGTTTAACTTCCCATGTGTGTTTAGTATCGCACCATCCACAACCAACAGGACATCCCTGCAATCTTATAAAGACTGCTGGAGTACCAGTAAAAGTAGCTTCCCCTTGTATAGTTTCAAATATTTCATTCACGGGATATAACATAGTTCACCATATCTTCTTTTGCGTCTTTGTAATTTTCCCAAGGAAATACTAACCATTCATCTTTATTAATAGTTTCTACAGAATATAAGCTAGTCATTTCTTTTGGACCAAACCATGTTGCGTAATATAAATCATCATTAAGAAATTTTCTTAAGGTAACTCCTGTTTCTACTACATCATCAACCCATAAAGAGTGTTTTTCTGGGTAATCAAGTAAAGGCAGTTTCATCTTATGTGATAAGGCAACTGCAAGACATAATCCGCCTCGTGGGTGTCCATAGATTGCTTTAGGAGTATGATGAAAATAGTTAGCTATATTAATAACTGCTTTATCAAATTCTTCCCAAGTTAGAGGTCGTAGCTTGCGGAGCATTTTCTTGTTTCCTCAATAATACATTTTATTAATTTTACACCTGTCCCACACAATTGTTTAGGTGCTACTTCTTTTACTAAATATTCTGCCATATTTTCAGCAGTAGGATTAAATGGAACAACCACTAAACCTTCAGGGTCTATTTCTTGAAATACTTTAACCCAAGGGTCATCTTGCCATAATAAAAATTTATGATCCCAATTATTTTCAACCCACATACATAAATGTTCTTTTATAGCTGAAAAGTCAATAACACGACCTACACTATCAAGAGTACCGCCACAATGAAAATGAATCCGATAATTATGCCCATGAGCATGCTTGCATTTTGTTTCATGCTTATACACTCTATGACCAGTTGAAATATCGTGATACCTATGAGCTTGCCACATATTAATATCCTTGCCCTTTAATTATAGCTAAAAATTCTTCCTTTGCTGCTGCATCATTTCTAAATAACCCTCGCATAACTGAAGTAGTCATACTTGAATTATTATCTTTAACCCCTCGCCATGTCATACACATATGAGTAGATTTTACTATAACTGCTAATGCTTTAGGTTTAATTCTTTTTTCTATCTCATCAGCAAGTTGCACAGTTGATTCTTCTTGTATTTGAGGTCTTGACATTACCCAATCAGTTAAACGATTAAATTTAGATATACCAATAACTCTATCGCTAGGTATAACTCCAATCCATGCTTGACCAATAATAGGTACTAAATGATGAGAACAAGCAGAACGAACAGATATGGGACCAATAGTATAAATCTGATCTAAATTTTTAGCGTTAGGGAAGTCTGTTATTTTAGGAGGAGGCAAATACCTACCTTTAAATACTTCTTGCACATACATTTTAGCAACTCTTTTAGCTGTTTCTTTTGTGTTATGGTCGTTTTCTGTATCAATAATTAAAGCATCTAATAAATTAATAATGGCAGCTTGCACATTAGATTCAATTTCTTTTAAATCATAATCGTTTAGATATTCAGATATATTGTCATTAGCAAAAAATGATCCGTTAGCTAATTTTATTTTGCCTTTTATCATTTTACTCATTTTTAGCCCTTTCAATTAAAGGGTCATTAACCCCTGCTTCTTTAAACCCTTGAGCTCTTAGTACGCAAGAATGGCATTTTCCACAAGGTGGGTATTCCCCTGCATAACAAGTATGTGAATAAGCTAATGCACTCATGCAACCAAGTAATGACTCTGCTAATGTAATACTTTGAGCTTTAGTCATTACAATAAGTGGGGTATAAATTTTAAAATAATCTATTCCCAATGCTTCATTAATAGTTTCTTCTTGTTTTTCAATGAATTTTACTCGGCAATCAGGGTAGTTAGCATTATCTTGTTGGCATACTCCTGTTACTAAGGCATAACAATTTTTTTCTAAAGCATAATTTGCAGCAAGAGTTAAAAAGAAAGCATTACGCATAGGGACAAATGTAAGTTCTACTCTATCCCCTATAATTTTATCCATTTCGCTATAGTTATTATAGGTTTCTAGCTTTTCATTAGGATTAGTAAGCGGACTGCGGCTTCTTAAAATTTGAGGAACATGGATTGTTTCATGTGGAACATTTGCTAATTTTGCTATTTTTTTAGCTGACTCTAACTCTATGCTATGCTTTTGACCATAATCAAATGTTATCGCATATACTTCATCAAAATTTTTAATTGCCCAATATAAACAAGTAGTTGAGTCTTGCCCACCTGATAGAACAACCATAGCACTATTATGTAATTTCATATATTTCCTTGCACAGTTTTATTGGTTATCTGCCACACATTAAGTTGACGTTTTTTGCCATCATCAACCCTTATTTTTTTGCCAATTTTATTATAAAAATTATTGCTTTTATTATCAATAGGGCATTTTAATTCTATAATTTCTGCTTTTTTTAATATTTCATTAATAAGCATTTTACCACCACCTTTACCTCTTATAGCAGGATGGGTAGCTATTTCATATATTACGGCAATATTATCTTTTTGTCTAATATTAAAACTACAAAATCCATATAGAATATTATTAATTAATAATAACAATAATTGACTTCGTTTTGCTTGTCTTCTATATTCACAAGCAGGAACAAATCCTATTTCGTTAGAAAGTTTACTTGCTAATTTAATTAGCTGATTAAGCTGATCTTCAAATGCTAATGATTTACCATCAGCAATTACTATATTCATTTTTCTATTCTTACTATTGGATTAATTGAAATACCACCTCTTGGCATAAAATCTCCTCGCACTTCAATCCATTTTGGTTCCATTAGTTTAAATAAATCACTAGCAATAGTATTAATGCAATCTTCATGGAACGAACCATGTGTTCTAAATCCAAATAAATAAAGCTTTAATGCTTTAGATTCTACTAAATATTTATCAGGTGAATAACGAATAGTAATATTAGCAAAGTCAGGTTGTGCTGTTTTTGGACATATATGCGTAAATTCAGGACATTCTAATTCAACAACATAAGTATTTTGAGGAAATTGGTTTTCAAATTTCTCTAAAATATTAGGAGTATAATGTGTTTCATATACTGTATTGTTTGAACCAAGCAGGGTTAAATCTTTTGTATCACTCATAATTACCTTTCATATAATAATTCTAAAGCGTCATATACATTTTGTATTTGATCAGCATTTCCTAAAGCTAAATAAATTTTAGTTTTAAGATGTTTTTCTACTTCTATTGCTCTTTTTAGATGGCTTGTTACATTCATAAAACTAGCCATGCCCCTTACTTTTCCTGTTTTGGGAGGTGATGCTCCACCTTCCCATGCATCCTGATGAGCTAGGAGTGCAATATCTTTCATTGTAAAATTTAATTTTTTTAAATGTTCTATAACTTGAGCTGGTGGTTTTTTATAAAGCTCTGTCCTATGTATAGTCTTTAAATTACCATTGCCAACATAATACTGCAAATTGCCATATCTTTGTGCTGAATATAAAGAACTACTATCAACACTAAATGGTTTGTAATGTTTAATAAATGCCATATTAACAAACCCAAGCCAATGAGCTTTTCTTTCTTTATTCATTTCACAAAACCATTTTACATAATTACTATTTTCGCCACCAACAGCTATACCACCAAACATAATGTAATCAGTATAAGAATAAAATTCTTCTAACCTTTCAATAGTATCCCCTCTAGTAAAAACAGGCATAATATCTTTAAATCCCATATCTAACATTTTTAAATAATTAATATAGGTTTGTTCGGGGTTTCCATATACATCTAGCTGAACTGTTTTATATTCCCATTGTTTAGGAATAGTTTTTAGAAAGTTAGCATAATCATCTAATAATATTTGTTTCCCTGTATTCCATGCAGTAAACGCACCTGAATCAATAATTAATCTAAAACTATCTGGGTCTTTAGTTAATAATAATTCATAAATAGATTTTGAAAAATAAGGAAATGCAACAAGTAAGTTAAGTTTAGGTAATTTCAACATTACTTAAACCAAGACTATCAACTGCATTAGTTACCGCTTCCCATACCATATCTTTTTCATGAGGCTCACATTTAATAATAATTCTTTCTTTATTTAAGCTATCAAGAGCTTTAATGCTTTCCATAGAATCTATATCTGATTGCCAACCATTAAATAAAATATTAATTTCATCAACATTAAACCCTGTGATTGTTAAATCAATATCTTTAATTTCTTTTAAAGTTTCAAATTCAATTTTTAATAATTCCTCATCCCATCCTGCGTTTAAAGCAAGTTTGTTATCAGCAATAATATAAGCTTTTCTTTGCCCTTCACTTAAATTAGACAATTTTATAGTTGGAACTTTATCTTGATTTAATAATTGAGCCGCAAGCAATCTTCCATGCCCTGCTATAATACCATTTTCATCATCAATTAAAATAGGATTTGTCCATCCAAATTCTTTAAGGCTTGCTGCTAATTGTTGCACTTGGGCAGGATTATGAATTCTGCTATTGTTAATATAAGGAATTAAATCATTAGTTAATTTATATTCTATTGTTAAAGACATTATTTATCCTTTTTTGTCCATTATTTTACCTCCAAGTGTCCGCTATTGAATAACCATGCTATTGTTCTTCTATGTGCATCTTCCCATACATCTACGCGTTCTTCCCTAGATAATTCTTTACCATTATCAATCATAGTATGACATAAATTACATAAAAAAGAACATCTGAAATCATGGGACTTAATGCCCGTACCTTTACCATCTCTTAACTGGTTTGAGTGTGCTGCTACTATAGTGCCATCCATAGCCCCACATATCATACATGGTGCATCTTTAGCTAGTTTAAGTAGTTTAGGATTGCGGTAATTCATAACCACCCCATCCTAAAGAAATTGCCCAAGTTTCTATTTGATTTTGGTAATTTTGCATATCCGCAGTCGATAATTTAGTTGTGCTTTTAATGTATTCAACAGGTTCATTATTAATAGTTTTTATATCACGCAAAAATTTATACCCACATAAAAGGTGAATTTCATCAGAAGTATAACCTAAGTGATCGCCTACAGATTTATATAGAAATCCCCACAAACGCTTATTTTGACTATCTGTTCGCTGAGGGTCATCATCTGATACTGTAATAAGTAATTTTTGGTTTTGATTTAATAATTCAGTTAATTGGTTTATTAAATAAGGCAGGTTTTGCTTGGATAAGTGCCATGGCTTCATTTTTAGCTTCATCTGACGTTTTAAATACCTTTATTAAGTTTCCATTTTGCCATAATACATATTTAGTTTCATTTATTACTTTTGCTTTAGTAATGGTTATTTCATTTGATTGTATACAATAATCATTAATTTTTTTCCATCGGAGTTTTATCATTTATTGCTATTGTAGCAAACTTTAAAGAAATAGCAGGATATTTTTTTGGTTCAGCAATAATTTTTCTTGCCCAATTCTTATAACTTTTATGATGTTGAAAGCTATTGCTATTAACATACTGATTAACTTTATTTGAATGTTCTTTAGATTGCTCTTTAGAAATGACTGGAGGAGCTAATTTAGTATATTCTATTGATTGAGCCTTACATAAACCAAGTATATCTGATGGAGTAGGCATATAAGAAGATGAAGCAACCCATTTTCCAAAAGCTTTTGCTACTATCTCAGTATCATAAGCAGTTAATGTTGCCCACCATACTCTTAAAGTATCATTATCTAAAGGCGGTTTAGAATACATTGCCGAAATAATTTTCATACTATCTTTAAATGCTATTTTTTTTTCATCAATCATATTAAAGATACCTCCATTAATTGTTTAGTATTTCCATTAAAAACTAGCTTAATATTCATATCAGAGTCTGCAGTTTTAGTTTTCCTGCTCATTCCAATATTTCCATTATTCATAATATGTGCATAACATTTATATATTATAGGTGCTTTTACTTTTACCATTAGTCTTTTTTTTTCATTTGCATTATGTAAAATTAATTTTTCAACATCAATTTCACCTAGCATTTGCTTAATATAAAGTTGTAAGTTATTCATTAAAAACTTATCCTTTCAGGTGGCTCATCTAACCATCTATGTTGGTTTAAATATGTAGTAGGGTTAGGAATATATTGACCATCATTTATAGTCCATTGAGGGCTTTTACATTGCCATAATAAAGCTTTAATAATTAATTCAATATCAGGCTTAAGTTTATCCCAAGATTTTTCTGATGAGCCTTTACCTACTTTCTTAGGATAAAGTTGCCAAAACTCATTAAAATCATTTATTACTTGTTTATTGTTATTAGTTATTAGTTTATTGTTATTAATTAGCATAGCATTCGGTATGCGTTCGGTATGCGTTTGCATTGAAGTTTCAATTTTAGGGTTTCTTTCTATTTCCCATCTTTTTTTAGCTGATTGACTTGCTGTTTTACTTTTAGCTTGATAAGTTTCAATCTCAATATCACACCGCTTATGAATATATCCGTTTTCAGTTTTAATAAAGAAATCTTCCAAAACATTTTTAATAGCTTTAATTTCATCTTCTGTCCTCGCTGATAAAGTTCTAAAAAGTTTATTTTCATCAAGTGTTATAGGTAGTTCAGATAAATAATACTGATCTAATAGTTGGCGATATACCCCATGCTCTAATAAAGACAGATGAGAAGTATCCGCTCTATAATCACCTATGAAATGTTGAAAATAATGCATAAATTAATTTTAAGTTAATTTTTTTAAAATTCAAACTACTTTATTAAAATAATTTTCAATAGCAGTTTTTGCCTA